AGCCGGACAGCGCCGCAAGGCCCGCCACAGCCGCGCCAATGGCGATGGACGCGCGGTGCATTCCGGCGGACATGGCGGCTGCGGACTTGGTAACGCCGCCGGCGGCCTTCTCGGTCTTCTTGCCCTCGGCTGCAAAGCGATCCAGATCGCCGCTGGCCTTCCGCACGTCCCGGCTGTCAACCTTCAGCCCGACCGACGCCATGTCATCCATGCGGACTACTCCCTAAACGGCTGCGGCGTGTTTTTACCATTCGACTCGAACAATTCACTGGCGTAAACCCCGCTCATTTTTTGCAGCCATTGCGCTTCGTCGCCTTCAAACCTCAGCCCTACATTTGCGGCCCACGCCTGAATTTCTAAATGGGACAGAGCCACCGGCCCCATCCCGCCCTGCATGACCGGTCCCACATCCAGCAGCCATTCCGCAAGATAAGCACGAAATGGAAGTTCAGGAAAGTCCGGTTCTTCATTTGCCCGCTCCAAAAAACTCCACCGCGTCTGCTTTATGTCCTTTGGCTGTGCGCATAACCAAGCGTGTTGTCGCGCCCAGAGGCAAAGAGCATCTAGGCTTGTGCGAAAAAATTGGCCCGGTCCTTCAAGAAATCAGTCACTTCGTCCAGGATTGACGGATATTTGCGATAGATTGTTTCGGCGTTCTCTGTCGAAAAATCAGCAGGCTTGCCGTCAAGGCTCAGGTTTTCCCAGCCGATTGTTGCATCGACAGCATCGCTGATCCGACCATCCATCCCCTCGTCAATGACCGCCCCCAGTTGGGCTTCGGTCATTTTGCCAAAATCCATTTTACCGCCGCGACGTTTGAGGACCGACGTGGCGCGCTTGCGGGCTTTGACTTTAAAAGCGGGCGCGTCCATGCCGATCAAGTTGATGCGCATGGGTTTGGTCAGGTCGGGCTCACCGTCCTTGCCTGTAACGTATGCAGGGGAATCCGTGCGAAGGTTGGTCAGGTGCAGCCAAGCGCCTGCCTCTGATGCCGATACCGAGTCGAAACAATCCATGGTTTGTGTCCTTTGGTTTGGGTTAAAGTCGGGGGGTGCGGTTAACCACGCCTCACCCCCCTAGCCTGCGGGAGGTGCAGGATTACGGCGCGGCGACTTCCACATCGGCGCGCGTGAACTCGATATTGCAGCTTGCCATGTTGACCGACCCGACCGACTGGCCGCGCGGGAATGACATGACCTTGCCCGTGATGTAACGGATCGTGCCGTCGCTGCGCGTCTCGCGGAAGCTGATTTCCTCCTTGGATGCCAGCGCGGCAAGCAAGACGATCTGGCCAGCATCGGCAGAGTCATAGCCCAAGGGGATTGTGATTGATCCGTAGTTCAGTTCGCCGTGGAATTTGTTCACGATGCCCGTCTTGAGCGGCGTAAACGTGACCGCCGAATAAGTCGCGCCAAACTCAGGAACTTCGGATGCTTCACCCACCTCGGTCCACGTCAGCGCGACGTATCCGTCTGCGTCAAAGGTTGCGGGGGTGGCCGCCGAGACGGACAGAAACCCGCCGATGCCTTCAGTAAGTGCCATGATGATTTCCTTTCAATGGCGATGGATAGGCGGGATGCCTATTTCAGGACCGGGACAAGACCCGATGTAAACTCGACCAGAACTTCACCACCTGCTTCGGTAGCGTCCGCCACCGTGCCGGAATATGTGACGCCATTGGGCATTGCAAAATGCATGACCGCGCCTTTCTCTGGCACGTCGCCCTTGTAAATCATTGCAGGCGTTGTGCCCGTCGGTGTTGGCATTGTAACGATGCGCGCGCCTGTGATCGGCCCAGCCTTTGCGCGGGACGTTTTCTTGTCCATATTTAAGGTGTCCTTTGAAAGATTGCGCGGCAACGGACCGACACATTCTTGCGAAAGTATGCGCCGTCGATTGCGCCCGGTTGTGGGTCGCCCATATCTGTCACCTGAATTTGACCGTCTCCGGCGGATAGTATCAGGTCAATGGGGAATTGGTCAATGATGCGCTGCGCTTGGTCGTCAGCCTCATCCTCGAACGTGCCCTCCCGCACAAAGACTTCCACAAACAACCGAATGGTCATAAGGCTTGACTTGGACAGGCCGAAACGCTCAGGCGGCGTGGTGGTAAAATACGCCAACCAATAAGGCGGATCCGGCGTGACGTATTGCAGCGACGGCGTGTCATAAACACCCGGCGCATTTTCACCCCATACAATCGGCGGGGCGGACGGCGTGGCGGCCAGGCGTGTGCGCAGGGCTGTTTTGATGTCTTTGTGGTTCATCCGACCCGCGCCTTTGCTTTTGCAATAGATGCCCGCACAATCGCGGGCCATTGATCGACGGCACCCTCGACAAAGTGCGCGCCGGGACGGCCTCGGTTGCCATTGTTGACTGCCGCCGCATATTCTGCCGTCCATTTGAACGTTGCCAGATCGCCACCTTTCATGTTGCCTGCAACCAGAATGTAGGATTCCTCGCCGTCACCCTTGGCCCCTCCCGCGATTGAGGATTCCAAGCTGTCGCGCAAATTATTTGTGATAACAGGCATACGCCCGCCTTTGGCCTTTGTCTTTTGTGCCGTGCGAATTACTGTTTGCGTAGAGTCTTTCAGCACGGCGTCAATCCTGCGTTGCGTCTTTTTCGTCCACGCGTCCAAGGTTGCCCATTTATACTGTGCCATCAGGTCAGCCTCGCAAAGAAATCGATTCGCACGTCAGAATAGCACCTGCAATTTATGGTTTCTTCGCCCGGCGCCCCCATGGATGTGTCGCCAGGATACATCATTGAATATCCGCCAACCGTGAATGCCTCACCTTGCGGCACAACCTGACCATCCGCAGCCGCGTGTGTTTCGCGCGTGCGAGCGTCGCCCGTCGAATCCCACGCCCTAACGACGTCCTCAGCCCGCACATCGTTGTTCGGGTTCTCAATCAACTGATCCAGCGCCTCTTGCCGCCCAGCGTTCAGCGCCTTGAGCGTTTCGGTGCGGGCGATGGTTTCGCCGCGCTGTTTCAGTAACTTGTTCGAATACTGCTGCGCCATGCGGTCAATGGCCGTCTGCGGTAGGGTTGTTCCATCCCGAATGGCGCGGAAAATGGCGGCGTCAGATTGCTTATTGCGCAAGGTAAATGTGCTTTTCAGCGTGCCGTCTCGACCAATCCAGAAGTCTTTGACCGCCCGCTGCGCGCCTGTCACAGGGTCCGTTACGATCCGGCGAACCCCAACGCCGTTTGTAGATGATAGCGCGGTCCGCATATTCTGCACATAGCCCGCCTGCCTGCTGTGCAGCCCCACCAACCCGCCTTGCCGCTTGCCATTGACTACACGCCCGCCAATGTCCAGGGCGGTGCGCAGCGGCCCTGCGCCTGCCTCCAGCCCGGCACGGATCGTCTGGGCAATCAGCACGCGGGTGTCATCCACCACCTCAGTCACCAGCCGCGCGCCCAAGTCCCGCGCGATCCGCTCTGCCCGCTCGTTCCGGCCCCCGAACGATTGCACAATCCGACTGCCGATCGGGGCGCGTCGGGTGGCGCGTTGAAATGCGCCCATCTGATAAATGCCGCCAGCGGCCAGCGCCGCAGTGATTGCCGTATCGGTTTTGAACAGATCGGCGGCGTCGAAACGCAATGCACGAAACGCCGCGTCAACATCACCGCGCGCAATGGCAGCTTCAAGCGCCTTCATGTCAACACCAGCCCGCGCCTGACGCATGGCCGCGACAAACTCCGACCGGACACCGGGCCATGTCTGGTCCAGCAATTTCAAGAACGCTTTGCGAGTGTCGCGGGTTGTCATTCCTGGGCCTCAACCTGCGTCAGCCCCATCGCGGCGAGCGTTGCCAGCGCGTCGTCTCCGGCACAGGCGGTCAGTTTGTCAGGCGCTACCTCAACAGCCTCTAGCGAGAACACCAGCGCCGCTTGTGCGCGATTGGCTGCGGCCATGCTGATTGCACTGTCGGTGTCCCAAGCGGGGCGCTGTAGGGCTACCTGTGCGGCTGTGGCGAATGTGTCCGACACAGGCAAACTTGCGACGGCGTATAGATTGCCGTCCGCGTCCTGCCAGTTCAGCGCCACGTAGGTTTCCGCGTCAGCTGGACCGAAGCCCAGCACCATTGCTAGGTTGTTGGCATCATCCCGCAACGCATCAGGGCAGGCTATTGTCAGTCTCATCAGTAGCCTCCTGTAACTGTGACGGTCCAGCCGCGAGAGCGCAGTGTGTCGATTGCTGGTTGGCCTGTTCCTGCCGATGGCGCCGAGCCGCCCGACTGGTCAAATACCCGCGTTCCTGCCGCAATACCGGACGCCACGAGCGACACCAGAATGTTATCGATGCTGGTTTGGGTTAGGGCTGTGTTTGTAAATGCGTCGGTAAAGTCCCCACCACTTATATTGTCGAATAGTCCTGCTGGGAAGCTGGTCAGGCTGGTGCAGCCGTACCACGTATAACTGAAATCAGTCCCCGCTGATGTGTCGATGAGTGGGAAGCTGGTCAGGCTGGTGCAGCCGTACCACGCAACTCCAAAGTCAGTCCCCGCTGATGTGTCGATGAGTGGGAAGCTCGTCAGGCTGTTGCAGCCGTACCAAGCATAATTGAAATCAGTCCCTGCTGATGTGTCAAGCAGAGGGAAACTCGTCAGGCTGGTGCAGTTATACCAAGCATAATTGAAATTAGTCCCTGCTGATGTGTCGATGAGTGGGAAGCTGGTCAGGCTGGTGCAGCCGTACCACGCAACTCTAAAGTCAGTCCCCGCTGATGTGTCGATGAGTGGGAAGCTCGTCAGGCTGTTGCAGTTATACCAAGCATAATCGAAACGAGTCCCCGCTGATGTGTCGATGAGTGGGAAGCTGGTCAGGCTGGTGCAGCCGTACCACGCATAATTGAAATTAGTCCCTGCTGATGTGTCAAGCAGAGGGAAACTCGTCAGGCTGGTGCAGCCAAGCCAAGCATTGTTGAAACGAGTCCCTGCTGACGTGTCGATCAGAGGGAAACTCGTAATTTCCGCCCATTCCCGCCAAAAATCTGCAAAGTCGGTCACAGCCCCATAGCTGGCCGTTGCACCTTTCCCTACAAAGTAAGCCTCGGTCGCCGCAGCTTCGCCTTCACTCAAAGCCCCGTCGCGGATCAACTGCCCGACGATTGCATTGCCGGGAAAATACAGGCCACCCCTGCCGCCAATGTCATAAGCGCCCGCTGGAATTGTCACACCGTAGGAAGCCGTCCCTTGATCCGTGCCGAGAACCATTGTGCCGGTAAAGCCGCCAACAGGCACTGTCACGGTCATTCTATCGTCAACCCCATCAACCGTGATCCGGTCAGGGGATGTCTGGTAGATCGGTCTGGCTGCAGCAGTGGCTTGCGCAGCGTGGTTGGCTCTGCCCGACTTATCCAGCATCAGCCCAACAGGTTGTCCCGCCGTTGTGACGGGCGTGGTGCCTGCGCTATCTTGGAACAGCGTGGACAGGTCGGATGGACCGTACCATGCACCTGCAATGCCGCCTGCGAATAGGGCAGATGGGGAGAAGCCAACCATCACCCCTGAAACCCTCGTGATTTTTAGCCCGATCATGCCGTCACCTCAATGAATACTCGAACCGGAATTGCAACGTTTGCAACCCTGCGCCAAAGTTCAAAGGCCCTTCCGCCGCCTGTAGTAACACCAAAGTAGACATTGTTTGCAGAAGATGATCGACCAATGGTCACAGTGCTGTAAAACAATACCGATGCAATTAAATCTCCGTAAGTGGCTGGTGAAACCATAATCGGCGTTGGTCCCGGCACGTCGGTCAGGATGGTCGCAAGCGGTATGGTCGCAAGCGCGTCGTTAAGCGTGATCTGACCCAAAACAACAGGGTCTCTTCGGAAGTGACCCGGCGATGTCAGAGAAAGAAAATCCATAGTTATCACGTAATGGGTGTTTTCAGTTCCCCGGCTGTTCGGCCATAGGTTGATGCTGAAATCCCCGTCAGCGCCAATCAATTGACTGACCTTAAGGTCCACAACAACATTCGACACGCTGTCAAAATCAGGTGCAGAAAGCGAAGCAGTGATCCTGCCACCAACAGGTATATTGTCAGGCGGGCGGGCGTTGCCCGTGACAGTGATTGTTGGTATTGTCATTTGCTCATCCTCACAAGCCACGATATTACAAAGCCCGCAGAGTCCATAGGGATGACTTCCTGCACGGGCCAATTTATGCCGTCAATCGTCAGCACATCCGATGTGCTAGGGGTGATCGTCACGCCATGGTTCACCAGCGAATAGACCAACTCACCCGCACCCAATGCCAGGCCAGTCCGCTGAGTGTATGCCTTACTTGACGGCTTGGCGGTGAACGTGTGGACAACGGGCGCGCCTGGCGTCGGGTTCCATTCCGGCCCTGACGGCGTGCCTGGTCGGCTGATCGTAACAATCGGCGCGCCCGTGCCGTTGCCCGCCGCAATGCCCACTTCGACATAGGCTGCCTGAACGTCTGCCGTGATATCCGCGCCGCTCATCGCGCTACCGTCCTGCCGAGTGTGGTAAATTCAAAATAAGGCCCGTCACGATCTGTGACGTAAGGGTCAAACATCGCGGCAATGATTGTGCTGACGGGCGTAGCAGATTCAAAGCCCCCTTTGCCCCCCGCGACAGGCGTCCACTTAATGTCACCCACACCGGTCAGTGTTTTCTGTTGGTCGGGGCTGTAGGTTGTTGAAAAAAATCCGGGCGTTGCCAGTTCCAGCTTTGCAGCCTCATACGTCGCCGGATCGACCACCGCCAGTGTCGTTGCGTCCACCCCCGGCAAGAGGCGGTTCAGATACCGATACGCGATGTGATCCGTTGCGCGGACGAGTGCAGCAGCACTGGCTGCATTGTCCGCCACGGTATCGCCGCGTGCACTTGCGTATGTGATCCAGCCTGTGACGGTCGCGGTCATTGTTTAACCCTTTGGTGTTGGGGCGCTGGGCATCGCACCCTTGGCGGGGTTGGTCACGGCGGTCTTGGAATTGCCGACCACGCGGCATTTGTTAATTGCCCACGATGGAATTGCGTTGCCGTCAATCTCAACAACATCGCCAACATTGTGTCCACTTGCGCCCTTCATTGTGATTTGAATTTTCATGTCTGTCTCCGTGGGTTAAACGTAAAGCAGCAGGTCCGACGTGGTGGCTGCGAGCACGTGCGTGATGCAACAACTTACGACCATCCCTGCCACGACCGCGTGCGTGCCCGGGTCTACACCTGCTTGAGTTGTCACGGCAAGATTGCCGTCGCTCAGGACCAGGATAGAGCGGCACGACTTTGCCAGCGTCACGTCACCCGAAGCTGAGGCGTCATAGATCACATAGTCAAGCGCGGGCGCATCAACACCGTAAGGCGCGTTCGATGTGGCAAAAGGAAAGTCGACCATGTGCATTTCTCCTGAGATTAAAATGGGCCGACCAATTAAGCCGGCCCATCATGTTACGCGAGGGACGAAACCGCAACGCCACAGTTTTGGCTGGCGTCAAATTTGATTTCCAAGGCGACGGCGGCCATGGTCACAAAGTTGTAGTCGTCTTCAGGGTTCGCACGGAATTGCGCCCGTGTGGTCATTGGCATACCGCTCAACACCTGCAAGACGCTGCGATCTTTTTCAATCGCAATGACTTCGCCTGGGTTGATGCTGTCCGCGTCGATAACCTCACGCAAGCCGCCCAATTCCAACACGCGCTGCGCGATAGTCTTAGGATAACCCGCCGTGAACTCGGTAGATGTGGCGTAGAACCAATCGTCAAAGTTCAGGTAGATCGTGGCTGGCGATTTGAAGTTATCACCGTGAAGCAGTTTCAACGTCGCCGTGATGGTTGCCAACCATTGTGCGCCCGTCGCACCATTCAACGCCTGAGCGGTAGTGCGGGTGTTGCGGCGCGGGTGAGTGCGCAGCCCGTAAAGCGGATCAGCACCGACTACGATGTCAGTGTCGCCGTTGAGCATCAGGCTCTCGGCTTTTTCCGCAATCTTGCGCATCGAGTTCATCCGGCCCGCAGCGTCAAGCTGAAACCCTTCTGTCGATGCGGCCGCTACCTGACGCCAGCCGTAAGAGAACGGGCTGTCGATGATCGGCAGTGGCGTGCCATGGTAGGCAAACACAGGCTGGTCAGTGCGGCCCTTTGAACGGCCATCCAGCGAGACGTTTACCGACCCGCTGTCGGACACCGTTTGGAAGTGGTGTACCAGCTTGCCGATTGGCATTGGCATGGACACAGAGGACGAAAGGTCATTGAACACACGAAGCGTCGTGCGCTGGACCTCTACGGCCTCACGGTCCCACAAGCCCCAAACATCTTTGGGAAGGGGTAGTGCATTGCCGACAAGCGTTTGACCATGGTTTTCTGCCATGGCAATTTGCGAAGCGTTGAACTGGCGACGATTGGCCAGAACAAAAGCCTGCTGTTCATCTGTAAAACGAAGCATATCAGGTGTCCTCCTTATGCCGCTGGAACGTTGTAGGAATTGGCGATTGTCACATCGGCCAAGGCACCTGCGCTATATGCACCAGGCGTATCACTAAAGAACGCGATGACGATATCACCGGCGGTTGTTGCAGCGGCCAATCGACCGGACGCAGCAATCTTCAGCGGTGCATTCAAAGCGTAGGTCGCGGCGGCAAGGCTCGCCTGTACCACCAGGCCAGGGACAAGGGAAAAGGCAATGCCCGTATCCTCGTCGGCATATGCTGTCGTGACCGCCTGGTCCTTGAAGTCCAAAGTGGACAGGATCAACGGCAACTTGGCCAAGGACGTGGTGATCTGGACAAGCTCTGTTGCGGTTTCTTCGACAAACGTGCCGGGCATGTAAGCACCTGCGACGGGCTTGCTGACCGAAATGGGCTGATGCGTGATCGGCCCTCGGAAAATGGTGTTACCGGCCATCTTAGTTCACCGCCTTTTTGTCTGTGCCATCCATGACGGCGTTGAGGTCATAACCTGCGAAGTCGTCGGCAGGACCAGTGCCGCCAAATGCCCCATTAAGGGCAGCAGCCGTTCCTGGCTTGGCGTTGGCCGCCAGCTTACGGGCGGCATTGAGCGTCAATTCCGCAGCCTCGTCGGCGTCAAGAATGTTTGCCTTGACGATTTTCGCCACATAACCATCCAACTCGGCCTTGTCTTTTGCCGTCTGGTTGGCCTGCATTTCTGCCAGATTGTCGGTCAGCGGCTTCATTGCGGCTGTGACGGCATTGGCAATTGTTTCGCCGATGCCATTCTGCGATTCCGTGAGGGCGTCAACCTTCGCGGAAAGCTCGTCGAACTGAGCTTTATCAGTCATATCTGCTTCTCCTGTGTTTGCAGAGGGTTCCCGCCCGGCGCCGCGAACGGCGTCCAGTATTGCGGACTTAATGCGATCCATTACTGGCACGCGTTCGAGCCTTTCGGCTGCCCTGAGCGCCATGTCGGCTGCCCAGTCCATTTCGCGTTCAAAATCTTCAAACACGGAATTGATAACATCAATCTGGGACTCTTCGCCCTTGGCGTTGACCATCATGCCGACGCCCTGTTCGGGTGTTGCTGCACCATCCTCGCCCAGCAAGATTGCGTCATGGTCAAAATCCATGTTACGAGCAATAAATTCATATGCGTCGTCTGTTGACGCCTCAAGATCGCAAAACAACCCTGTGCTGGTATGAATTGGCGTGCCTTTTTCAATAGCTTCCAAAACCGACCGGCCCCCAACGCTTTCGTTTGCTCGGGCCACATCAATCACTTTATCAAGCAGCACGCGGCCGTTCTCACGTCGCACGTTTTCGTTATGCGCGCCAATCCAGCCGATATTGATGCCCTCGGGATCCGATGCGCTCACAAACATGCCGTTGACTGTCGGATGCCCTAACGGCGCGTAAGTGTTGTTCAGCGACATAAACCCTTTTTCGATTTCCTCAGCGGGGTAGCTGATACCGTTCATCACAATGCCGTCAGGCAGCGTTGTAGACGGCACGA